GTTTCCCAGTCACGATCTGGAGGGATTGTACTTGCGTCTGCGAAGTCAACTAAGTACTCAGCATCGTACTCACCCTTGTTAGAGCTTGCGCCCTGTAGTAAACCCTTAACACCTACTTCATTAGGGTCCGTAGGACCGTATGCAGTGCTAGGGTATCCGTTATTGTTGGCAGAAGTACTGCCACCATCTTTTCGTTCAAAAGACATTATAGTTCTCCTTAAGCTGCGGTTACAGTGGTTAGTACTACGCCTAAACACTCAGGACGTTGGATTGCGAAACCATGACGTGCTGTAGCAGACCACTCGTCACGTTTACGAGAAACGTTACGGTAGAATTCAGGAGTGTACGGTTGACGTAACACACCCATGAACGGCATTTTATCTGCATCAGCCATGCTCATGAAGATATTGGCAACACCGCCAGTTACAGCTACAGTACTAATGGTTTCAGAAGCAACAGTTGGAAGCTCGTGAGAGATCATTACGTTGAACCCGTAAACGTTTCTCATGAAACCTAGTTCTTCACCAAAGCCTGTTTCAACTAGACCCTCGAAGTCGTAGTTAAACTGAGCGTTAGTTGTTGCATCAGCAGTTAGCTGGACTAACTCATTAATTACCGACTCTTGACGAGGATCGATAATAACCACACGGTTCTTAGCAGGAACACGAGCACGGTCAAAAGCAAGCTTCATAGAAATGAAGTCAGCTAGAGTCAGGTCACGGTTAGTAGCACTTGCACCAGTAGCTGGACCAGTAGCTACGAAACGGTGCGCTTCACCATTAATTGTGTTCGGGTCATTAAGGGTCTGCTGATTAGCAGTTGCTAAAACATCTTGTTCAAGACGTTGCTCGTAAGCTTCTGCTGAGTCAGTTACCTGTGCTGCCCAAATACGTTCTGCTAAGTACGCATCTTGTTTTTCTTGGTCAGTCATGAACCACGCATCTTGGATGTAATCAGTTACATCAAGTTGGATACGTGACATGTCAACGCCCGTGAAGTCGATGTCTGAGTTCTCGACATAATCACGAACGATACGTTGACCGATCTGTGGTACTAATAACTCATCACCATCTGGGAATTCAGCGGTACGGTTATTAAATAAAGGACGGCGGATTAACCAACGGTCCAGACGTTCTTGGAGGACTTCTGAATAGACCTCCTGACGTATACTCTCGGGATATGCTCCAGTAGTAAAAGCCATTTTTCTCTCCTAGTTAATTAAAGACCTTTTTCCTTCATCTTGGCATTCAAACGTTCTTGCATCATAGATGTTCTCGTATGACCGTCGAATGCCTTAGTAGGATCAGGTTTATTAGATTTATTTAAACTGTAATCTCTAGCCTTCTGTGCATAACTCAGGTTCTGCTGAGGGGCTACAGACTCCTGTACTGGTTTGTTTAAACCAAATACTCGCTTAAAGAACTCAGTAGATCCAGAAGCAATCTCCTGTATCTTCGCATCGTTGAATCCGAACTCAGAACCCATCTCTCGTAACTTAGCTTCGTAATCAGAACCCAGAACTTTCTGAGCTACCTGAATATTTTCAGATAAATTACTTTGAGCTACTTTCTGTTGCTCGTACTGTTGGATAGCTTGGATAGTACCTTGCTGAGACTTTTGTAGCATGTCCTGTTGCAGCTTATCTAAATCCACTGGAGGGGTCGCTTCCGTGGTCGTTTGCTGATTCAGGTTACTCAAGGCTTGATCTAGCTTAGAGGAAAGGTCTCCTTTCTTAGCTAATTCAGCTTCGAGTTCTTGGATACGACTTTGTTGTTGCTCCATAAGAGTCTCCTGTTGTTTTTTCTCATTCTCAAGTGTACTGATATGAGAATCCGCACTCTGGATCTTCTTAATAGCAGCATCAGTGTCGTATTGACGATCCCCTATATTAAATAAGGGCTTTTGTTCCTGTTGTGCTTGGTCAGCTTGTCCTTCTGCTTTTTGAGTCTGGTCAGACTGTGTCATGTTAAACCTCGTAATTCAACTGTTTTAAAATCTTTCTAATGAAATTACGCTCTCCTTTCCGAGCAGCGTGCGTGTACTTACTTTCGAACAAAGTGCTGAAAGAAAACTCTTTATCTTCTTCTTTGACACTTTCTTCTAGCAAAAGTTCCATATGTTCTATAAAATCTTTTGTGAATTCATGATTGTACCAGTACTTGTACGAATTAATGAACTTCTGTTTCTCATCCTCAGTAACGTTTTCTTTGAACTTCTTACTCAGGTGCGGTGGGATCTTGAACTGCATTTAATTCCTCTGTTGTTATTTCTTCCGGTGTTCTCTGTTCTGTACTGGCTACAAGTTCTTGTTGGGCTATATTAGCGAACTGCTGTTGCTCTAATTGTTCTTCGGTAGCAGCGAACTTACCGAACATATTGAACTCCTCGAATCCGTACACTTTATCCAATGCCTTCGTTAATCCGTAAGAATCTAAGTGAGGTTGGATGAACTGTGATAACGGTGAACTGAACACAACTTGTAATCCCTGTTGTTGCTGAATCATCCTAGAGAATCTTCTTGCTCCGTAAGGAATCAACTTACCGTTTGATTTCAGGTCGTCTTCAGTAACTTCTAGGAAACTGAACAAACCTTCATCGTCTTCCTGCATAACATTAATAACTGCATTAAAGTTATCTCGGGCTAGTTCAATCTCAGCAGTAATAATTTTCTCTAAGAACTCTTTCTCGAATTGCTGAGCTTTGTTAATAAATCCTCGGAACGCACCATCGTTTAAAGTCTGGACCTCCGTAGCGGTTTTCTCTCCGGGAGACCGAAACCCAGCTAGTTGTTGTGGGAGTCGTGCTGCTCGTCTGCATCTTTGTTCGTGGAGGTCAATTTCTGTGTTGAATGTGAGTACTGATGCATCTGGTGTAATATCAGTAACACTACCGCCTTCAGGTGTAAGATACTTAATTTGGTTAGTGTTTTCGTCATAGATTTCCTCTACATCCCCCACATAAACTCTGTCAGGATAGATGAATCTGTCAATAGCGTCGTTCTTAGCATTCTCACGGTGGTTAACCATGTAATTCATACCAACGATATTATCTAGAGCACCCTGCCCCCAGAGATTATCAGGACGAGGTTTCCAAGTACCTTTGAAGATCCTGCAATTAGGTTCCTCGATATCGAACAAGATATCTTTCTGATTGCTCACAACAATTAATCTGTTCTTATGGACTACTTCTTCATTCTGATCGTAAATGTCTCCGTAGAACCACATAGTCTCGATGTATCCATCTTTATAAAAAGACTCGATACTTGTAAAACCTGTAGGGTTGTACTGACCGTTCTTACGTGTTACATTGGATTCAGTTTGGCTGTACCCTCTGTGAATCTGCTTAGCGTTCTCTATAGCTTCCTCGTTCACGTCAATGCCTTGGTCTTTCAAGGACTCAACCCAAGTGAGGAATCCCCCAACACTGTGAACATCTCGAACAACTTTAACAGACCCTTCGAAGGTGCTGGCTGTAGGATTGAATACTATATCGTACGGAGAGATACGCTTAATACTTGGTCCAGCATATCCCGGTGTACTCGTTCCATCGGCATTCTCTGAAGTCATGTTCTCGTAATTAACTTGAGCGAAGCAGTTCCCGTAACGAGTGAAGTCATCAATCAGTTTACGTAAAACCTCTTCGAAGTTATTCATACTATGAGCGTGCTTGATGTACGAGAGGACAGCTTTCCTTTTCTGAACAGTTGCAGCGTCGTTATCGAACGGCCTCCATCCTAGCCAATCCTCGTGAGGAAGGATTGTGCTGTACAGAATAGCTTGAAGGTCTTCATGAACCTCAGCAGCTACTGGAATAAAAGTCTTATGATTGAAAGTGGATTCGAAGTCCGTGTTATCCGTGTTATGGATATAACGGTCTATCTCCTCCCAGTACTGCATCTGAATTTCACGATAAGAGTTCCATTCGTGGAACAAGTACGAGATGTCAGCGGCAGTCATATCGTTGCTACTGTAATCTCTAAAAGTAACTGACTCTTTGTACATCAGGCTCTCCGTCTGCGTTTGTAGAATCGGTCAGCACCGCCCACTACATTGTTTCGTCTTTTCATAGCATTCGCTTTAATGTTATTATTAACCATCGAGTTTCCGGGTCTATTGGAATTTGAAATGGCTATCGTTAGAGCGTCTTTCATATCGTCATTAACAGGTCTAGCTAATTTCAATTGCTCCTCCAGTTCTCTGGTGTACTTCCCTTTTGTGTGGAATACTGAGTTCTGCCTGTACAGAGTTTCTGTAGTCATACGAATACGTTCTTCCTTAGAACCCTGAGTGTGATTATAACTGACTCCATTAACAACAAGAGTTCTTCCTTCTTTACGTACTTCGTCCTGAATAAAGCTAACAATTACCTTACCACCAGCATTAGTCTCTACAGCACACTCTCGGAATCCCCAGTAATCATGTAACTCCCTTAAGTTCTGGTAATAAACTTCAACCTTATCTGTCTGGAACCTCTTAAGATCGAGTACGTACAAGTACCCGTCTCTGTCCCATCCAATAACTGCCATTGAAGTGAAATCCCTACGAACTTTCTTAAGCCCCTGACCTTCCGTAAAGGCTAAGTCCACACCGCAGAAAATCTTAAGCTGAGTATCTCCGTACCACCACTGTCCGTTCTTGCATTCAAGATTCTGGATATCGATGTACTTAAAATGACTTCCATTAATACGATCAGTAGCTACAGCATTTGGATCGTTGTAGTACTGGGCGTAAAACAGTTCTAAATTAAAAGCGTTAGCTCTTTTCTTTGAAAGTTCTGTAGCATCAAAACCGTACCAAGCATCGCCCCACTTCTGACGAGGCCATACGTACTGACCAGTCCCATCTCGGGACTTAGAACTTTCTACAACTCTTTCAAAGAAATTCCAGAGATGCTTAGTCTCTTTTATATTTCCTTCGTCATCGTACACATCGTAAGTCTTCTCCTTAAGATCCGCGTACAAGTCGTTATCTCCGTAACGAGTCCCTACAGCCCACATGATCGACCCCGTAGTAGCAATTGAACTGAAGCTTTGATAAACCTCTCGGATAGCTTCTCTTTCACTTGCACTAGCGTAGTTCTCGTTAGTTACCAAATCATCGAACACAATCAATTTAACGTGAGCACCTGTATTGGTACTCTTAGCTGATGTAGCCATAATCGTAGGATCTTTCTCAGACTTAGGACGATCCGGGTGGTCCACTGAAACCTCAGTCTTAGTCCATACACCAGTAGGTTTGTGCTCCAGCCCCTTACCCTTTATCCTACTCTGTTCGAAATTCAACATCGCAGGCCAGAGTTCTCTGTACTCTTCTGAGGTGAAAATGTTCTTAATAACGGTTAATTGTCTCTCAGATAAAGTAGGGTTAGAACTCACGTACGCTACTGTGAACCACGGGTACTTAGTAATAGCCCACGCTGTGGTGACAGCAATACAGAAACTCTTCTGGTGGTCACGAGGAACTAAGGCACCGTCTGCTGCACCCTCACCAGTTTCCATAGCCTTTTCGAGCGAGTTCTGGAAAAATCTGAACATGTCGCTATGCAGGTCCCCGAAGTACCTTTTAGGAAACATGATCTGTGCGAACGTAAATAAATCGCTCTCGCATTGTTCTCTTATTTCATCAAGAGTCATCTTTTGCCTTTTGGACTGCCATATCTGTATGAAGGGTATTAACAGCTTTAGTGAGTTCTTTAATAGCGTCTGTATTGGCTACCATAGCGTCTCTTACAGGTTCAATAGCAAAAGCTATACGCTCATCAACTTGATCCTTACTGTAGTAATCATCAGCGAGTTTATCCTTCAACCCTTCAACCTTCTCTGTGTTCTCTTTTACTTTATTTTTATTATCGTGCCACACATAAGCTATAAGTCCTGTCAGGAGACTTAGTAACCAAGCGAGGGGTTTCGAGAACAATGCAGCTACCTCACCCATTCTTAGCTCCTTGGATAACATTGAATCTTTCTTTCAATGTACTCTCCACAGAAGCCTCTGTACGCTCTTGTACGGGCTTTTGAGTCTTAGGTGCACCCTTACCCCTACTTGAGTCGTATAACGTCTTCTGAGCCGCTACAGAGCCATTCTTGGCCTCTTGTAGTAACTGTTTCTTAGCTTTTGACTCATCACGCATCTTCATGTGCTCTCTCCAAGTATTCAATCCCTCGAATCCCAGATGGCCTTTCTTGCTTTCTCGCCCCTCCATGAACCACTTACATCTCATCAGTTTCTCCCAGTGCATGAATGATCCAAGAGCTGTCATAGCTGCATCGTACTCGTCAGTACTTTCCATGTAGATTTTGTACAGGCTAGGAAACCCGTTATGGTCATCTGGTCGTAACGTGTACTTAATGTATTGACGACTGTCAGGCTGAGCTGTTTCGTAGAACAGCCCCTCTGTTAAATACCTACCGGATTTTCCCCTGTACTCACTCATCTTTATACCCCTGATGTTGTTATGTTCTACTCGCTATGATCCCAGCAAATAATTCATTGTATCTAACGCCATAACGTTGCCCCGCTGGTTTTTTAATTTTCTTTTTAACTTTAGTTTCTTTCATCACAGGAACAGGATACATAACTTGTTGCTCTACTATAATTGGATTTTTTTCTTCGTCTAATTTACCGGATTCAACAGGTTCCATTATTGCGTTGCCATTTACATCGACTAATCCAACCATATCAAATACTGGTGATTGATATTCCTCTTGTGTTATTTTTCTAGTCGGAATACCATCCACAATCTCAACATGAATCTTATCTCTGGTTTTGGTTTCTGTTTTCTGTACTAATTCCGTAACCTCCACTGTATCCCAAACCTCAACATCATCGATACAGAAACAAGCATACTTTGTTGGATCTAAACCCCGGCTTGTGAATTCAGCCATTACAGTTTGAGCTGGGACACCAATATGTATTCTAGCGTCATCTCCTTTAGTATCAACAGCATCTAACCATTTGTATTTACCAATTAAGCTTCCAGCAGCAAGGAACGCTTCTTTTTCAATATCACTTAATCTTTCAAAGTCTGTTTTTAATGTCTCATCAGAAGTATTAATTGTACCATTTGCTGCAAATAATTCAGCCCAACGGAAAGACGCGTTTCCGAAATCATGAGCATTGTCTGTGTCCGGATCTACATCATTACCGAAAGTTGAAATAAGATCATCTGTAATATCTAAGGCTGTATTACCAGCACCGTTTTTAGCTGTGAATGAAGATGTACCACTTGTGGAACCAATACCTTGCGCCAATAACCTTATATTAGTATCAACTGCAACACCAAAAGCAACTCTAGCAGCATTTGATTGAATATTACTACTAGTTGTTAAAGTTCCAGTAAAATCGTGATTACCAGAGCTATCAATTGAGTATCTGGCACCCATATTTGCAGCATGTATTTCTAGCGTATCAGTGCTATGATCATACTGTATGCCGCCAACATTTGAGTCTGCACTATCTCCAAAAATTAATTGACTTCTTGATGTTGTATCAGATGTTTGTATAAAAAACTGTGAATTTCCCGACGCTTCTTGTAATGTCATTGCGTCAGTTGACGTTAAGCCGTCAAAAGTTACAGAGTCGCTCGTCCTTACGTTCTGGTCCATTGCGTACAGCTCGTTAGCTCCTTGACCAGTATTCACAGTTGCAAAAGCCCCTGTACCTGTAGTACTTAGATTCTGCGTGGTATTAGTCCAGTCAATATGCTCATTAGCTACGAAGTTCAATAATGCATCGTGATCTACGCTCCCCTGATTTACATCAAGAGTAACATTTCCTGAAACACCATCTCCGTTTGTAACAGTAACTCTTGAACTTCCAGCATCGACAACAGAACGATTGGTATAAGTACCTGAGGCTGTCCGAACCATTAGTCCGTTAACAGTGAAATCCCCGTCAACAAGAGCTGTGCTGTTCAGAGTATCAAGAGTACTTCCGTCCGCTGCTATATCTCGTCCGTCCACAGTACCTGTTACTAAGATATTCCCAGTAACACTTAATTGCCCTGTAGCAGCGGTGCCTGTTGTGCTAAAAGCACTCGAAGTGCTAGTCCAGTCTATGTGCTCGTTAGCCACATAATTCAAAAGAGAGTCGTGGTCAACTTGAGGCTGAGACGCTGTAGTAACTGTTCCAACAAGAGTAGCACCTCCTACACTTCCTGTTGCAGTCAGATTCAGAATACCTGTCAGACTGTCTGTATCGTCCAGAATAACTGAACTCGCTTGGAGAGTGTTGCCACCTGTACCGTCAGCACGAAGTAAAGCGTTATCTGTACTTCCTGTACTTCCGTCTATCAGCCCTGCTCCAGTTACAATAGCATCCACATCCGCTTTACGTGCTCCATCATTCGGATCAACTGGGGCTGCTAAGTTAATGATCTTGTTAGAATTCATATCTAACTCAGCAGTCATATTATTCGAAACAGAAGTTCCGGGAAGTCTATCTAATTGGTCGTTTATTGCAGCAGCAATTTTTTGAAGCTCTGCATTAACTGGAGTTAAATCACCTGTAAGTGTACTGGGATCGTACTTAGCCATCTTACCCTACCTTCGTGAATGTGATTACAGAACTCTGATTGTTAGAATCCGCTGTTACAGATAAACTCGCAGTAGTGTACAGCTCTACTGTGAAATCTCCTTGTTCTGCGGTAGTGAATGATCCTGACAATGTAGGACGTACGAACAGATTCTCTGAGTCCGTAGTTGTTCCTTTAGCAGAACTAGCTTTACATCCTTGGATATCATTCCATCCTGATATATCAGAACTCAGCCTAAGAGTACAATCCACAGCAGTTGGCCCTGTGCCAGATACTGTTGTTTGAGCTTGGAGATCCACATGAAAATCGTACTTACCAGCCGGTAATGTAAAAGTGTCTGTACCGTCGAATACAGCGTACGGAATTTCATTCGTCTCTTCGTTATCGAACACTAAGGTGTTTGTCCAAGCTCCGGTATTTGCATAAATATCGGGGCCTGTAGTTCGCTCTATTTCGAAGAACTGATGCGTTGAGTACAACGGTTCATGCTTAACTAAGAAACAGTTATCAGCTGTAGTGATGTTCACATCAAGAGTTGGACTGATTGTACAAGTATAAGGATCTGATCCAGTTACCGCAGTGATCTCGTAGAAATACGTAGTACTTGAACCTACTACATTGATACTTAACCAGTCTCCGGGATAAGGAGTACTCCCTCCGGTGATATTAGTTATCACAAAAGAACTCGCACCTGAACTCGCATTAGCATTAATATCTGCTTCAGAAGTCAAAGTTATCTGATGAAGTAAATTACCCCGAGTTTCAGTTACAACGGATTTCTCTTTTGGATCAACCATGAACGCCCCACGCATACTCAGTGGAGCAGTTGTTCCTGTATCAGCATCGAATCTTCGGGACTTCAGCCTGTAACTGAATTCACGAGCTGTTGACTCATCTTGACCGTAATCTATAACTGCATCAGAGTCCTTAACTTTGATAACAAGATTCGGGACATCTGGCTCTGCTGAACCGATTAGGAAATAATCCGAGAGATCAATCGCTGTACTGTCCGTGTTATCCACATCCTCGATAATAATCTTGTTATCCATGTTCTCTTGGAAGTTAAGATTGAATACCGGGAGGGTGTTCGAAGACCCGCGAAAGGGCAGAACTAAGTTATCGAACACAACGTCAGTCTCATCCTCGAAATCAAATTCACCGATGAGCTTCGTGTTCTCGAAATGACCCCTATCAATACCTGTTTCGATGTTCTCGAACAAAGAGGTATTTGTGAGGAGGTCACTAACCGAACTCTGGTACTGTGTTGCAGCTCCAGCTACGCACTCGTAGAAACGGACTGTAGAACTCTGGAAGATAATATCTCCGCGTTCATAAGCGAGAGTAGTAGTATCAGATGTTTCTACATGGAACACCCTTCCGATATTAGTGAACTTCGCAGTATCTGTAAGAAGATCCCCTAGGGTAGTTGTGTAACTATTACCTGCACCGGGAGTTGCTTCGTACACGAGTCCTACGTTAGTTCGAATTATTTTCTCACCTTCGTAGTACACTCTCGTGGTAGTCGCAGAAGTCTCAATCTGCTCTCCTCCCGTTATACTGTACGTACCCTCAACAAGACTCTGTTGTATAATAGTACAGTTCTTGTAATGAATACGGTCTGCGCCTCTTCCAAGTTTAAACGAGCTTCCTTTAAGATTACAGTTATCGTAAGAGACAGGATGCACGTTCATTAAAGCATCC